CTCTTGCGCGTGACTAACCCTGACAGGGAGGAACGATCATTTGATCTGCTGCAGTGGATTCCATACTGTCTTCCTGCTGAATATGACCACGATTTAGCGTTGGTCGGCTATTACAGCAAAACGCAGTCAGAGCGGTCGAACCGCGCTCTGGATGCCTGGGACAAAGAGCACCCCTTCAAATCAAGCGATGAGCTAACTGCTTTTCAAGAACTTGAACGGCTTGGTGTCTACACAAACGCCGATTTTTATTCGCCAAGCAAAGCCAAAGATGGACACTACACCAACAGAATCAAGCAGCTCCGGGATGATTCCCGAAAGTTTGAAAGATCACAAGGAACTTCTAAACAGGCTCGAACATCACGCAGGCATCGTCCTCTCTAACGAAGAAGATTCACTACGTCGTTCTCAACTTTTGCGGCTTTTTGCTGATGAAGTTGGTTTTCCAATTACGGAAAAAACAGCGGCGATATTATTGCTTCGGGCACAAGGTGCAGTCTCAGGTGTCTGTTTGCCGCGTATGCGTGGCGAGAAAATGGACACAACTCCTACGCCTTGGGCTTGGGAAGGTGTCATTATGGCAGGCACTTTTAACCTGCTTGTAGCGCCACCAAAAGTGGGTAAGTCTGCGCTAATGGTAGGAATGATCAGCGCATGGTTTCACGGTGAAGATGCTTATTTAGGCCAGCCATTGCACGGTATATGTCCAAAGGTTTTTATTGTTGGCACTGACCAGCCCGAGAGCGATTGGCACACGTTGTTCAAGCGTGAGGGTTTAGTTGATCGCGAAGGCAACATGGCTGGGCCTGTTGAGATGCTTTGGCAC